AATGATATTTATATAAGAATATTATCAGATAATTATATTATAGATAAGTATATTATTATCGGTTTAGAAATAATTTAGGAGCTTTTAAAGGATATGGACTACAAGGAAATAATGCCGAATGACAAGATAATTGTGATGATAAATGACATACACAATAAGTGGTGGAAGTCGGCAAGGGAGTTTGATGAAAATTCAGATAAAGACGAGGTTGCAAAGTCTATGCAGGCCTTAATGAAATATGTCGAGGTGAACTATTCAAGCTATCCGATTGCCTGCAAGATAATGGAGGCTTACATAGATGAGCTTGATGCAAGGGTAAAGGGTGGATACAGAAGTTTTGAGGGAGAGAAGGAAAAGAATGAACGAAGATAAATATATACGGTGTAAAGATTCAGATAAGCTGATACCTCTAATGAACGAATACTAAGCTATATGATACGGAATTTTGTTATGAGATAGATAGAGTAAAGGAGAGATTGAGAAAATGATAGACTTTGGAAAATTACAGGCGGATGTAATAAAAGACATTTTCAAGTCAAAGTTTACCGGCGAAGTGGCGGATTACAAAGTTTGTGGTCCTATCATAATAGACGGAAATAGATATATACCGGTGGTGTATAAAAATATATCAACGTTCTTAATACCTGTGGCATATTGCTTATTAAGTCTCACAATTATAGACGTAGGCATTGATGCAAAAAAGACATTCAAAAATATAAAAGGTGTAGAGGAACTTCAGGACACAAAAATGATAAAACAGACATCAGATGGAAGGCGACTAAAAGAGCTTAAGACACCTGCCGGAAAAACAATCTTTGTGGATGAGAGCCTGTTAAAACCTTTTGGCCAAGGTATAAGATATTACGTAAATAAAGATTGCAATATAGCCGTTTACATAAAAGAAGCAGAAAAGTATTTAGGCTTGGCAATGGCTACACGGTATAGGGGCAGAAGATGACAGGTCAAGACCTGAGGCAAATTGAAATACACAAAATGATATGTGTGAGGTGAAAGATGGGAAAAGAGAAGGCCGAAAAAATTTGGGAGTTACTTAATAAAATTAGTTTTGAGTTAGACCAAATTAAAAAGGGCTACAAAGATATAGAAGTCTTAAGGGAGTGGATGAAAGACATGGATATTTGTATTACTTTCAGTGCTGGAGGATGGAGAGGAGGAGAGCTTTGTCCAGTGGTTTTATACAGCTCCGACTTTGACGATATAACAAACGCAGCTATAGAAGTAATTTATAAAAGATTAGAGCAGAGAAATGCCGAGGCATTGGAATATGCAAGAGAGATACAGGCAATATTGACGGAGGTGGAAGAATGACAAAAAAAGAAGTAGATGAAGTCATAATGGCTGCAAATGAGGTGGTAAAAAGTATAAGAAGTATAGATGAAATTGACGAGATGATAGAGAAATTTGAGAGCTATTTACTCACAGAAGGAATAAGTTTCACTACTGCCATTAATGTATTGCAAGCTGGCAGAACAGATGCAAAAGAGAGAATTAACTTGAATTCATTTTTATCTTCAGACGATCAAGTGCTAATTAGAAAAGCCATTATAGTGGCGCTTAAGAAAAAAAGAAAAGAGCTTACAAGTGATTTTAAAGAAGTCGCAGGAAAGTTTGAAAAACTTACAAAACTTGCAAAAGAGGTACTAAATGAGTAGCGATATCAAACATAATGCAGAAGGCTACAAAGATAGCACAGCCTACAAGGCCATCATGGCGATAGAAGAAGCAAAGAAAAGAAAGATGAAGGAGCAGGCCGAACATGACAAACTTGTACAGCATATCAAGTACATCGTGGAGCTTGCGGGGTTTAGATTGAGCGACAGAGTCAAGCTTGTACATAAAGAGAGTAGAAGGAGGTATGAGTAATTGAAGGTATTGATAGCTTGCGAATGCAGTCAGACGGTTTGCAAAGAATTTAGAGCATTAGGACATGAAGCATACAGCTGTGATATAGAAAAAGAATACGGAGGACATCCGGAATGGCACATAAAAGGCGATTGCCTTGAAATTCTTGAGGGGGGGGCAGTGATTAAGACACGGGACGGAAAAGAGCACACAATTGACAGATGGGATTTAATTATTGCACATCCGCCTTGCACTTACTTGAGCAATGCAGCGACAAGAAGCCACAGCTTAAAAGGCGCCACGCTTGAGCAAATCAATGCAAGGACGCAAAAGAGGATACAGGCGCAAGATTTCTTCATGAAGTTTGCAAATGTAAATTGCGAAAAGGTGGCGATAGAAAATCCGGTCGGTGTGATGAATACTGTATACAGAAAACCTGACCAAATCATTGAGCCTTACCAATTCGCAAAGTCTGAGGAAGATACGGAGAATTATGTAACAAAAAGAACTTGTTTGTGGCTAAAAGGCTTAAATGAATTAAAAAGGAACGACCTGCCAAAGCCCGATAACGCTAAATTATACGGCATACATCCGAGCGGAAAAGCAAGATGCTGGGAAGAGATGGTCAAGGGAGACAGGGCGACAGCTAGAAGTAAGACATTTACAGGCATAGCGAGGGCTATGGCGGAGCAATGGGGATAAAATGATGGAAGATAAGAGAAAAGAAGAGCTGGAAGATATAATGCGTGAAGAAATGTCAAAAGCTGTAAAATTAGATAATGTTATAAATTTACTTATTATTGACGACGCCAAAATTCCTGAAGGCACAATTAAGACGCTAGAAGGTGTACTGGAAAAGCATCTAAGAGTATATATGAAAGCGTTTGATGAGCTGTACATGGGGGAAAAGAAGAATGACTAATCCAGCAGACGACTTAAAAGATGCAATGTGGCATTTCTTAATGACTAAAGGTCAGAAGGCAAATATACCAGCGCTGAAAGAATATGTATACAAGCTTATAGCTATGACTACGCAGAAGACTGCAGGGCAGAAAAAAGGGATAAATTGGAGTGAGCTTGATATGGTATTGTTCAGCGTGATAGTTGAGGCTACAGCTTTAGTTTTGTCAGGGGAATTGGACAAGATAGAAGTAAAGGAGGACTAAATGGCGATACAAAAAGATATAGTGATAAATCGCAAGGAATATCAGAACATAAAGAAAAAGGATCATAACCAGATGAATTTATACATACAAAGCATTTATAAAAGTGGCTTTGAAGAGGGCGTGAAGTCCGTACCAGGCACCGATATAGCTGATATAGAGAAGGTGCTTTTAGGTATAAAAGGCCTAGGCGCAAAGAGAGTGGCTGACATATTGGAAGCGTTTGAAAGGGAGTTGGCATAATGACAGCAAAAGAATACTTAAGTCAGCTGCTAAATCTTGAAAGGCTTATTGAAGCAAAGCGATTGGAGTGCGAAAGACTTGATACAATGTCAAAAAAAGTGAGTAGTACTTTGAGTGAGTGCAAAGTTGAGGCAAGTCATGACAATGACAAAAATGCTGTTATTATCATACACATGATAGATTTAAAAAAAGACATTAGCGAGCAGATGAAAGTATATGCGGAGTTACAAGCAAAGATAAGCAAAGAAATAGATGCCGTAGAAGATATAAGATACAGAAGTTTACTAATTATGCGATACATAAACGGGCTGAAATTCGGTGATATAGCGGACAAGATGAATTACGGCACAAGATGGGTTCTGATACTTCACAGAGAGGCTTTGAAGGAATTTGACAGACTACACGGCGAAAGATATTGCGCCTGATTTTAAAACAAGTCATATAAATTCACTTATTGACAGTGTTATACTATATACGTGAAAAGTTTAAAGCAAGTATACTTTTTCATATGACCTCCTTTATGTATGGCATCGGGGCAGGCTTTTATTGATGTTTCCCTGCCCCAAAAACTAAAGGATACGCTACTAACATTTTCTTCTTGAGAGACAGCTTAACGGCTGTCTTTTTTGTATGCATAAAGAGAGGCATGAAAGAGGTTAGATAAAGGAGATTACGATATGGGCGGAAGAGGTTCAGCAAGTGCAGGCGGTGGCACAAAACAAAGCTCCGGGGGGGGCTCCATAAAAAGCCTAGAGGCACGAAAGAAAGCTTTAGGTGATAAGATGGCCAAGCTTGTAAGGCAGACAGATAAAGACGGGCAAATGACGAGCAAAGCAAGAAAAGAATATTACGCTACAAAATCAAAGAGAGATAAGGTTGTGTCAGATTTAAGCAAAGCATATAAAGCAGATGCGGAGGCAAGGTCTAGGCAGGCCAAAAGCGAGCCTGCAGAGAAGAAAACATTCGTGAACGGATACGGGGAAGCTACACACAGAGAAATTACATCATCCACTTATGAAAGGGCTCAAAAGAGGTCGATGAAGTCAGTTGAAGGATGGCTGTCAGGTAGGCGAAGGAAGTAGATATGCAAGAACGAAAGACAATGGAGAACCTGCATAAGTTCTATCCTGAATTAGTTGGAAAGTATGATATCCCGACTATTGAGCCATGCGGGTATGACGGTGTAAAGAACTGGATATCATTCAATTACGCTAAAAGCTACAAAGGTGAATTTGAAAGTACAGGACTGCATTTCTTTCTTGACGATTATCAGTTTTTCAGAGTATGGAGAGAGCCTGATAAGTACATAAACATCCTAAAGAAATTTAAGTATGTACTGAGTCCCGATTTTTCACTGTATACGGATTATCCGAAAATCATGCAGATGTACAATCACTATCGTAAACATTGGTTGGCGGCGTACTGGCAGAGCTTAGGCATAAAGGTGATACCGACTATAGCTTGGAGCGATTACGACAGTTACGAATGGTGCTTTGACGGAGAACCTATTGGTGGTACTGTGGCCGTGTCAAGTGTTGGATGTATGAAGAACAAGAACGCTACACAGTTATTTTACGACGGATACAATGAAATGCAGAAATGTTTAAAACCTGAAAAGGTGATATTTTACGGAAATGTACCTGACTGGATAGGCAATGACAATATCGTTACTATCGGGTCGTATCAAGATAAATTTAGATAACAGAAAGGAGCTGATGATATATCAAACTAACTTTAAAACAACAGAGATTTGCTGATGAATATATCATCAGTGGAAATGCGACAGACGCAGCTGTAAAGGCAGGATATAGCAAGAAGACAGCATACTCTATAGGTATTGAAAACCTGAAGAAACCTGAAATAAAAAAGCTTATTGATGAAAAACTCAAAGAGTTATCAGATAAAAAGATTGCCGACCAACAGGAGGTACTTGCTTACTTAACTGCAGTGCTCAGAGGTGAAACACAGTCGGAGATTGTAGTTGTCGAAGGAGTAGGTGACGGCTGTAGCGAAGCAAGACGGTTACAGAAGCTTCCTGACGAGAAGGAACGATTGAAAGCTGCCGAATTACTTGGCAAGCGTATGGGGCTGTTTAAAGACAAGTTGGATGTTACCGCTAATGTGCCGGTAATTATCTCAGGAGGTGATGAACTTGAAGATTGACAGTATTAAGATTCAACTGCCTGAGGTGGTAGGCAAAGGATACGGTACATATTGGCGGTATAAAGGCCGATACAGAGTCTGTAAGGGTAGCCGTGCCAGTAAGAAGTCCAAGACTACCGCTTTATGGTATATATGGGCAATTATGAAGTATCCGCAGGCTAATTTGCTTGTGGTCCGCAAGGTATTCAGGACATTAAAGGATAGTTGCTTTACAGAGCTTAAATGGGCGATAAGAAGGCTGAAGGTTGAAAATTATTGGGAAGTGAAAGAATCCCCGCTTGAGATGACTTACATACCGACAGGGCAAAAGATATATTTCAGAGGATTAGATGATCCGCTTAAGATTACATCAATCACGGTAGAACAAGGATATCTTTGTTGGATGTGGTTGGAGGAAGCCTATGAGATATCAAATGAAAATGACTTCAATATGCTTGATGAGTCAATAAGAGGCGCTATTCCTGATGATGTAAAGCTGTTTAAGCAGATAACAATAACACTGAATCCTTGGAATGAGCATCACTGGATAAAGAAAAGGTTCTTTGATGCTCAGGATGATGAGATTTTAGCAATGACTACAAATTATCTTTGCAATGAGTGGCTTGATAAGGCCGATCTGAAGGTATTTGAGTCGATGAAAAAGAACAACCCACGAAGGTATCAGGTTGCAGGCCTTGGAGAGTGGGGCATAGTTGACGGACTTGTATACGAAAACTGGGAAGAAAAAGCCTTTGATATAAACGAGATAAAAAAGATATCAACAATACAGTCGGTATTCGGGCTTGACTTTGGTTATACAAACGACCCAAGTGCTTTGTTTTGTGGCCTTGTAGATACAAAAAGCAAGACAATATGGGTATTTGATGAAATGTACAAAAAGGGCATGAGCAATGAAGCTATAGCGGATGAAGTTACTAAGATGGGATACGCCAAAGAGCGTATAAGAGCCGACAGTGCGGAGAAAAAGAGTATAGACAGGCTTTATACTTTAGGCTTATCGCATATAACTGCTGCAAGAAAGGGGCCGGACAGCATAGTTCACGGTATCGACTTTATACAGGACTACCACATAATAATTCATCCAAGGTGTGTGAACTTTATCACAGAGATATCCAACTACACATGGGCAAAAGACAGCAAGACAGGAAATATGATAAATAAGCCTATTGATGATTTTAACCACTTAATGGATGCAATGAGATACGCTCTTGAGGATATCTCGATGGGTTCTGTATACAGTTTTGATTAAGGAGTGAAGATGTGGATTTCATAAAAAGAATAATTTTGGCAATCAGTCAATTTTTTAATAAAAAGAGTATAGCAGGCATATCGGGGATAAGTATTCTAAAGAATGAGACGCTGATATGGAGGTCTTCACCTGATAGGGTAATGCAGCTAAAAGGTGCAATGTACTATGAAGGAGTCCAAGACATATTGAGGAGAAAAAGGACGGTGATAGGTGAAGGCGGAGATCTGCAGGAGGTTAGCAATCTGCCAAATAACAGAATCATAGACAACCAGTACGCGAAGCTTGTTAATCAAAAGGCTAATTACCTACTTGGACAGCCGTTTGTAGTAAGTTCAGACAATAAAGACTATCTTGAGTGTTTAAAGCAGGTGTTCAACAAAAAGTTTATGAGAAATATAAAGACAGCAGGAAAATATATGTTAAACACAGGCATAGCATGGATTTATCCACACTATGATGGCAGTGGACAGCTAAGCTTTAAGGTTTTTCCGGGATATGAAATTTTGCCTTTTTGGGAAGATGACGAAAAGACCAAAGTAAGGTTGGCTGTACGATTATACAAAACGGATGAATACACATACAACGGAACTAAGACCGAAGTGGAAAGAGTTGAGGTATATGCTCCGGATGGTGTGTACAGATTTATATTAAACGGTGAAGCAATAAGAGGCGACGATATTATTCCATATAGCGCTTATGTAAATACAGAAAATGAAAACTATAATTGGGGTAGGATACCTTTAGTGCCGATGAAATATCATGACGGCACACCGTTACTAAAGCGAGTTAAATCCCTCCAAGACGGTATCAATATAATGCTCTCGGACTTTGAAAACAACATGCAGGAAGACGCAAGGAATACTATTCTTGTCATTAAGAATTATGACGGGCAGGATTTAGGAGAATTTAGGCAGAAGCTTGCATTGTACGGAGCTGTTAAGGTCAGAAGCAATGATAGCGAAAAAGGCGGGGTTGATACTCTTGAGGTTAAGGTGAATGTAGACAACTACAAAGCTATTATTGAGATATTCAAAAAAGCCTTAATTGAGAATGGGATGGGTTACGACGCTAAAGATGATAGAATGTCCGGCAATCCGAATCAGATGAATATTCAGAGTATGTACAGTGATATTGACTTAGATGCAAACGATATTGAGACGGAGTTGCAGGCAGCATTCGAGGACTTACTATGGTTTGTGAAGGCGCACTTATCCAATATGGGATTAGGTGATTTTGAGAATGAAGAGGCTACTATCACATTTAACAGAGACATATTGATAAATGAGACAGAGGCGATAGATAGTTGTGTTAAGTCTGTAGGCATTTTGTCGGATGAGACTATCATAGAGCAGCATCCTTGGGTAGATGATGTTCAGAAGGAACTTGAGCGCATAAAGAAGCAAAAAGAAGACCAAGTAAAAGACCAGTATGGCGCATTTAACAGCACTGCAGATGCCGATTTTAAGGATGGTGATGATATGTGAAGAACTCGGACTACTGGATAAACAGATTCGGTCAGCTTGAAAGCGTTACAAATAAAGATGCTATGGAGGCCTACAGGGATGTTGAGGAAATATACCAAAAGGCTCAAACAGAGCTTGAGGATAAAATAAATAACTGGTATCAAAGATTTGCAACAAACAATCAAATATCCATGGCAGAGGCGAGAAAGCTACTAACCACAGGAGAGATGAAAGAACTTAAGTGGTCGGTAGAAGAGTATATAAAGCATGGCAAAGAAAATTCTATCAGCGGTCAGTGGGCAAAAGAACTTGAGAATGCGTCAGCAAGGTTTCACGTATCAAGGCTGGAGGCATTAAAGCTTCAAACACAGCAGAGCATTGAGGCATTGTACGGTAATCAATTAGATATCGTGGACAGCGCAATGAGAAAAGCATATTCACAGAGGTACTATAGGACGGCTTTTGAGTTTCAAAAAGGTTTTGGAGTAGGGTTTGCGGTAGACAGGCTTGATGAAAATACACTTAGTAACATAATCAATAAGCCTTGGGCGGTTGACGGCTATAATTTTTCTAAGAGGATATGGACTAACAAAGAAAAGTTGATAGGCGAACTTCACAGCTCTTTAACAAGAAATATAATTACCGGAGCGGACCCGGCTAAGGCTATAAAAGAGATAAAGTCTAAGATGGGTGTATCAAGCAACGCAGCAGGCAGGCTTATAATGACAGAGTCTGCCTATTTTGGTTCTGTGGCTCAAAAAGATATGCTTAATAATCTTGATGTTGAAAAATATGAGATTGTGGCTACATTGGACAGCAAGACCTCTGAGATATGTAGAAGCCTTGACGGCAAAGTATTTGATATGAAGGACTATCAGGCAGGCGTTACAGCCCCTCCATTCCACCCATACTGTAGAACTACTACAGCACCGTATTTTGACGACTGGGAAGAGCTGGGAATTGATAGAGAACGAGTTGCGAGGAATGATAAGGGTAAGAACTATTTTGTTGACGGCAATACAACTTACAAGGAGTGGGAGAAACAATACGTCAATAAGGATGCTGCTGACGATGGTAGGGCATTGAATATTGATGCGCAAAGTGGTAAAGTGAAAGTATCAGAGGACATACCTGAACTAAGTAAGCTAAAAGCTTCTAGTATGGAGGATGATGATTATAACGAATATTTCGATATCGTAAACAATCATAACAACGAAGATATCAGAAGACTTTACAAACTATATGCAAATGAAATAGATGAGATAAAGCTTTTAGGTTCAAAAACTGCTGCATATAATCCAGCCTCAAATAGCTTGAGTTTTAACTATAACAGTAGTAGCAAGTACCCTGAAATAAATAAATTTGGAACGCTTGCTCATGAGTACGCTCATTTCTTTGATGAAAAAGCGGTATTTAATAATATCCATTTTAAGGAAGTGGAGGCCATAAGAGACGCAACGTGGATGAATAACTACTTTAAATCAATTCCCAGCTCAAGTGATGAGTTCCTTGAGGCGCTAAGAAAGGACAAAGAGTTCTTGAGTTCAATATTAACTCCAGAGCTTAAAATCGAGCTTAAAGCACATAACGCAAGTCACGGAGTGCAAGATGCGATTGACGGATTGTTTCCGAATGCAAGGATAACATGGGGGCATGGAGAGAGATATTACAATCAGATATATTCCAATATTGAATATTTCGACAAGTTCGCACGAACGTCAAACAAGAAGGCATTAAGACAAGTTTATGCAGACAAGGGTTTTGATGTAAGCAATTACGGCAAAGTTAAGATAATCTGTAGACAGTATACGGCAGCATCGGAAGCGTGGGCGAATATCATAAGCGCAGAAGTCTGTGGCGGAGAAGAGTTGGAGTATGTGAAGAAGTATTTACCCAACAGTTACAAAGCAATGCTTGACATATTGAAAGGAGTAAATTAGTGGAGAAATTAGAAGAGGCTCTTGAGCTTTACGAAAGAACGTTTGAGGAATCATTTCCAACCATACCCTTGTTGATGGATAATTCAGACGAAGATGTTATCAGGATGATAAATAAATGTGTATCGCAAAACAAAGACGTGTACGGCATGGGCTTTCTGGATGAGAAGGCTATATATTAATATAAGTTTTTAAGCACCTAAAATAGGGTGCTTTTTTATTGCCGTCTTTTAGGTCTTTGCAGACGATAAAGAACAAAGAAGAGAAGTGGATTGAACCACGTTAAAAAATGTATGAAAGGAATTAAAGAACATGAAAAGAGAAGATTTTATAGCACTTGGAATTGATGAGGAGTTAGCAAGTAAATGCGAGAAGGCAAGCGCTGAAGAGCTAAAGAATTATGTGCCGTATGAGCGATTTAAGGAGCTTGTAGATGAAAAGAACAAGCTTAAGACTGATATTGCCGATAGGGACAAGCAGTTTGAAACCCTAAAGAACTCAACAGGTGATGTTGAAGCAATGAAAGAGCAGATTGCTTCACTGCAGGCAGAGAATAAGGCAAAAGATGAAGCTCATGCAGCAGAGATCAGGCAGATGAAAATAGATAGTGCTTTGGAGTCTGCGCTAATCAGTTCTAAGGCAAAGAATTTAACAGCAGTCAAGGCACTTATCAAGGATCTTGACAAGGCAGAGCTTCAGGATGACGGCAGTATAAAAGGACTTGAAGAGCAGATAACAGCTCTTAAGAAGTCGGATAGCTATTTATTTGAGGAAGCTGCTGCAGCAAAGCCAAGCTTCAAGGGATTTCAGCCGGGAGTAGCAAAGAAGGAAATCGGTGCGGGTAAGGTTGATATGTCAAAAATGTCCTATGATGAGTTGGCTAACTATATTGAAAACAATCCCGATATAGGGAACTAAGAAAGTAGAGGTAAACAATAATGGCAAAATTTGATGCAAAGAGTTTTAATGACAGAGCATTTGGTGCGTATATGTCCGCAATACCAAATGTAAAGCTTAATAAGTTAAGAGAGTCTATGGCGGTGGTATCCGATCCGAGACTTGCGGAAGCTTTTAAGAACCAGTCTCAGACAGGTAGCGTTTATGCTATTCTGCCTTATTTTGGCAGATTAGGAGGTAGAGCGCAGAACTATGACGGGCAGACAAATCTAAGCCCTGAAAGAACGGCAACTTACGAGCAGGGCGTGTTTGCATACGGAAGAATGATGGGATGGACGGAGGCCGATTTCAGCTATGATGTGACCGGTGGTGTTGACTTTATGGCCAATGTTAGGGCACAGATTATGGATTACTGGAATGAGGTAGATCAGGAGGTCCTACTGTCTATTTTAAAAGGCGTATTCGGTATGAGCGCTACAGGTACAGGCGCTATAAAGACCGCTAACAAGGCTTTTGTAGACGAGCATACTCTGGACATTTCGGCGTCCACAGAGAATAAAAAGACTGACGAGAGTATGATAATGGGCGTTACAACTCTTAACAGCGCTATCCAGAAGGCTTGCGGAGATAATAAGCAGAAGTTTAGCCTGGTAATTTGCCACTCCAGTGTATCTACTAACTTGGAGAATCTTAAGCTTTTAGCTTATCTTAAGTATACAGACAGCGAGGGTGTGGAAAGAGATCTAAGTATGGGTACTTGGAACGGAAGGCTTGTACTTGTAGATGATTCTATGCCTGTAGAGGTAAAGAATGTCGGAGCTACAGGAGGAGATGTATCTATTTACACCACATATGTTCTCGGAGAGGGTGCAATAGGCTTTGAGGATGTGGGCGCAAAGGTTCCTTACGAGATGGTAAGAGACGCAAAGACAAACGGTGGCGAGGATACTCTTATTTCAAGAAAGAGAAATGCTGTGAGCGTTGCGGGTATCTCATATCTTAAGGCAAATCAGGCTACAAACAGTCCTACCAATGCAGAGCTTGAGAATGGCTTAAACTGGTCACTTGTTCAGAGCGATAATAAGACAATCCCTCACAAAGCTATTCCGATAGCGAGAATTATCTCAAGGGGGTAATATGCTTGAAAGGATAAAGGAGAGATTGCAGTCCATAGGATATGCAGTAAAAGATAGCGATGATATTGCTATCAATTTTGCTATGCAGAAGGTTGAAAACACTATAAAGAATGATTGCAATATCTCTGCTATCCCTGACGGTCTTATGAATATTGCAATTGATATGGTCGTTGGTGAGTTTCTTATGTCGAAAAAGACATTTGCTCCTGACGACCTTTTAAATTTCAATCTGGATGCAGCTATTAAGCAGATACAAGAAGGCGATACAAATATATCTTTTGCAGTAGGTGAAGGAAGTAAGACTGATGAACAAAGGCTTGACAGCTTCATTGACTATCTTTTGAATTACGGCAGAGATGAATTTATCACCTACAGGAGATTCAGATGGTAGATGCGTGGAAGCAGGCAAGAAAAGCCATAGAGAGTAGATATAAAGGGCTATGTGACGTACTGGAAAAAAGAAGGGTAAAAGATGAGGTTACTAAGGCTACTGTATTGAAAGATATAGCGGTCTTAAGTAATCAGCCTTGCAGGTTGTCATACAGTAGCTCCGGCACAGCGAATCAGACTGATACCGTATCGAACATAGAACAGACTATTAAGCTGTTCATTGCTCCTGAAATCAAAATTGCTCCGGGATCTAAGCTTAGGATAACTCAAAACGGAGTAACTACTGACTATATATCAAGTGGAGTGCCTGCCGTATATGAGACACATCAGGAGGTGTCCTTGGAGCTTGAAAAGGAGAATGCTTAATGGCAAGTTGGGGCAGAGCGGATTTTGAGGCCTTTAGAAACCTTCAGGAAAAGATACAAAGCCTTAAAGATATTGATATGAATGCTTTTTGTACTGAATGCAGCAAAGAGATTGCGGCAAGACTTTTAAGTTTGGTTGTGAGGAGAACTCCTGTGGGCAAGTATCCTTCAGGGAGTGGAAAAGTTGGAGGTACCCTAAGAAGGGGCTGGGGTGCGGTAGCAGATATAAACGTTGTTAAAGAAGGTGATACCTATACGGTAACGATTATAAACCCGGTTGAATATGCTTCTTATGTTGAATTTGGCCATAGAACCGGAAACGGCGGATATGTAGAACCACAACTTATGCTCACTATATCTGAAGAAAAGTTAAAAAATGCAATACCTAAGCTGTTAGAAAGAAAAGTAAAGAAAAAACTTATGGAGGCATTAAGTGGCGGAAATTAACTTATCTTTGGTATTGGATGCTATCACAGTTGTGCTTGACAGCGTGTCGCCCGACTCAAGCATATACATAGATAAGGTCGAGCAAGGGCTAAATGACGGTGATTTTTTAGTAAGGTTTATCAATACCGACTATTTAAAAAGGGGAACAGGAGAGCTAAATAGGGTCGTATCGTCATTTGATATTATATATCTTCCAAAGAATGGGAATAAAGATTGTATTTGTATGGGTGATAAGCTGTCGGAATCGCTGTCCGTCATCAAGCTCTCAACAGGAGATACAATACGAGCCGTAGAGAAGTC